GAGACAGCTCCTTCACTGGGTGGTTGAAGGACAGGCGGACGGTCTGGGCGCCGGGGTTGCCGCTGGCGGTGATGGAGTCACCACCGGTGTGCTGCACCTGCTCGATCAGGTACTCGTGACCCTTCTGGGCGAAGCGGCGACGCTCCTCAGTGTCCAGGTACACGTAGTTGGCCCACACCTCGAACACCTGGGCGGAGGCGCCGAAGTAGTTGGTGAAGTAGGAGGTCAGGTCGAAGTCGAGGCGGACCTCGTGGTACTGCAGGGCAATCAGAGGCAGGTACAGACCGGGGTTGCGGTTGAAGAAGAACAGCAGGGGCAGGTACACGCTGTTCACGTTGGTGGCATCAGCGGTAGGGACGGGGCTGGATGCCATCTTGCCATAGTTGATCTTGTCGCTCTCGCCCAGGAAGGTCTCGGCGTACAGGCGGAACCAGGTCTGGTAGTGCTTGTCGATGCGCTGACCACCGATGGTCAACTCAACGGCTGCGATGGCACGCTCAGCCACCCAGCACATGTCAATGTTGGTGTTGGTGGAGGTCAGGTTAGAGGTGTTCAGCTGCGTGGGCTGCAGGCGAACGTACATGTTGCCGACCAGATCGCCGTTGCGGGCAATGGTCACGGACACACGACCGGAGTTGGAGGGGGTACCGTTCACCGTCTGCTGGATGTTCTCCATAGCAAAGTTGGTGTGGCGCTTGTACACAGCCTGGAAAAAGGTCACCACGGGCTGACCAGTCAGATACACATCCTGAGCACCGTAAGCAACGAGCTGCATAAGTCCACCGGCCATTTTGTACTATATTACAAGAAAAAAATTTAGACCAATTTAATTTGCAAAAGCGAGACCACCCATTCCAGATGCAATTCTCAGGATGTTGTAATTGACGGCAAACATTTGCTGAACCAGACCGTTGGGCATTCCCGTCTTGAGGCTGACCGCCACTTGCGCCATGTCTATGCGGCTGAAATTGCAAGCGCCACTTGGCTGAAGCTCCTCAGGCTTGAGGGCAAATGAGTATACGTAGATACCTGGATAGGGGTGACCGGTGTGGTACTGGTAAGACTGGTACTGATTGTACCATTTGCCAAACTGCTCGGCAGCACGATCGGTGCCGTTCAGAATCAACTTGAACTTGTGCAGAGGACCCACCTCCTGCCCGTACGTTACGTTGGCAGTGCCGTACTGTGGCAGACCTGCCTCGACCCAGAGAACGTTGCCTGTGAGCACGTTGGACTGAGCAAAAATAGTTCCGTTCTGGGCAACGGAACCAGCTGCGGTCGAATAAAGTGGAGCCGAAAGAACGGATGGGATATACAGCATTGGAGACCCGGTATTGTGGGGCTGTGTAAGAGCACCAGACTGAGCCAAATTGTTAGTATTAATGGTCACATTCACGTTTGCCACGTTAGACGAAAAGTTCCACATGGCGTTGGGGTTTGAGTTGGGTGCCGAGTTCTGGTAAACCCAAATGAGCTCCTTTACTGGGTGGTTGTACTGCATGCGGATGACGCTTGGCGTGTTCTCGCTGGAACTTCCGACTGGGTCGCCGTTCACGTACTGGACCTGCTCGATGAGGTACTCCTGGTTCTTGGTGGCAAACTTGTCACGCTCCTCCTTCTCCAGGTACATGTAGTTTGCCCATACAGTTGGTGGGTTAGTGCCGAAGTAATTGGCATAGTTGGCGCTAATTGTGAAATCGATGCGCACCTCGTGGTACTGCAGTGCAATCAGTGGCAGGTACAGACCGGGGTTGCGGTTGAAGAAGAACATCAAAGGCAGGTAGACATAACCGGTCGAAGTCTGGTTCACGTTGTTGGGGACGGGCAGGGAAGTGAGCTTTCCGTAATTGCACTTCTTTGAATCATCCAGGAAGCACTCTGCGTACAGGCGGAACCATAGCTGGTAGTGCTTGTCAATCGACTGACCACCGATAAAGAGTTCGATAGAGTTGAAAGCACGCTCGGCAACCCAGCACATGTCAGCGACGGAATTGTTGGATGTCAGCTGACCTGAAGATGTGGGGGTAGGCTGGAGAACGACCCACATGTCACCAATCAGGTCGCCCGTGCGAGCAAGCGTCACGGAGACGAGACCGCCGGGGTTGGGCTGCCCAGAAAGAGTCTGGGGAATTGCCTCAATTGCAAAGTTGGTATGGCGCTTGTACACCGACTGAAAAAAAGTGACTGTTGGCTTGCCAGTCAGATACACATCCTGAGCACCGTAAGCGACGAGTTGAAGCAGTGCTCCACCAGGCATTTTAGTATTACTCGCGATTTTAATTGAGACCTATTTTCTACATCATTAGTACAAATGTCTCAGCGTCGCTCACTGCCCCCAAAGACCCCAATGCCACCACCCCCAGAGGAGGAGGAGGAGGATGAGTTCGACGAGGAGGAGTTCGAGGATGGACCCGATATGTTCGAGGCGCTCGCGAGTCTGCTCGCCACTGAGGAAGGCGATACAATTGCGACCATTCTGTCGGGAACCAAGGATGCGACCGAGAAGATTGCTCTCCAGCTCGAGATGCAGAACAAGATTTTGGTCAAGATTGCGGCTTCATTGAGCAAGATGGTTCCCGTGACGCCAGTTGGAATTCCCGCTCCCGCCTAAAAACCAGTCTCTCGACAATTTCGGTTCAAGTTTAATAAGAGCCTATTGAGCCTTAAAAAAGTCTCGCGTCATTTTATCAATGGCAAGCACTCGAAAGGTCCACACAATTCAAAAAGATGTAACACCCGAACACGAAGAAGAAATTAGAATCGCAAATCAAACAAATGAAATCAATACATGGACAGTCGAGGAGCTTGAAACTTGCATCTCAAAAGCAGAAAAGGATGCGGGGTTTGACATTCGTGGGAATACACTCGCTTCTGAAAAGATGTGGGCATTTGTTCTCTTCCCTGAGAATCAGCAGAGGGATCAGGACAAATATCCTGAAAATTATGAACATGAACACATCAAAATTAGAAAGGATCGGTTTGTTAACAGTTGTAGAACCCTTCTGACTCGCATAGAGTCTCTTGGAGCAAACAAGACGCCGAGCAAAGACCTGAATGGAGACGAATTTACTCTTGAATTTCGAGTTCGGCGACTCATCGTGGACCGCAAGGAGATGTTCGACCAGTACCGCATATGGGAGCGCAGACACAACAGAATAAACAATCCTACCCTTGCAATTGACAATACTGACACGAGTCTGAAGGATGATGATGACATGTCCCCGTATCAAAAGATTCTTCTATATCTCCTTCATAGAGCGTACGACGAGGGATACCGCCGCTACAAGGGTCAGTGCTGTATCCAGATTCGCAATACACGAGCGTGGAGAATCGTCAAAGAGATCAAGGATTACATTTATGACGTCACGCAAAAGGAGGATGAGCCTGACATGTGGAAGAACTTGACAAGTCGTGGAAACCTGGTTTCTGATGTGGTCAAGCACTTGACAAACTGCAAGGATTTCCAGTTTCCAGAGATTAAGAAGGATCGTCACGTGTGGTCGTTTCAGAATGGGCTACTCATCGGTAAGGATTGGAATGAAACCGAGAAACAGTACAAAATTAAGTTTTATGATTACAATTCTCATGATTTCCGTGAGCTTGACCCGACCATTGTGAGCTGCAAGTACTTTGACGCGCCTTTTAGTCCTTACGACGAGCTTGAAGATTGGTGGGACATTCCAACACCTAACATGCAGCGCGTACTTGATTATCAGAAACTCGAGTCGGATGTTGCCAAGTGGATCTATGTGTTCATGGGGCGTCTGTGTTTCGACGTGAATGAGATTGACGGCTGGCAGGTGATTCCGTTCCTCAAGGGTATCGCGCGGTCGGGCAAGTCCACGCTCATCACCAAGGTGTGTCGCAAGTTTTACGAGACGGAGGATGTGTCCGTCCTTTCGAACAACATCGAAAAGAAGTTTGGGCTTTCGAGCATCTATAACGGCTTCATGTTCATCTCGCCAGAGGTCAAGGGTGATCTTCAGCTCGAACAGGCGGAGTTTCAGTCGCTCGTGTCCGGTGAGGATGTGAGCATCGCGCGCAAGTTTGACACGGCTCTGACGTTTCAGTGGAAGACGCCTGGTATCCTGGGTGGAAATGAGGTTCCAAACTGGAAGGACAACTCGGGGTCTATCCTACGTCGTTTGGTCACAATCAATTTTGGTCGTCAAATTGCAGACAATGATTCGGACCCGAATCTCGAAAAGAAACTTGATGTTGAAATTCCCACAATTTTGTGCAAGTGCCTGCGCGCATACCTTGATTATGCAAACAAATACAGCGACAAGGATATCTGGAACGTACTCCCCAAGTACTTCAAGACTATCCAGAGTCAGGTGGCATCGGTCACAAACTCACTTCAGCACTTTCTGGCATCCGAAAAGCTTCGGTTCGGATCGGATTTCTTTGTACCTCAAAAGGTTTTCATCACACACTACCAGCAGCACTGCAACCAAAATGCGCTTGGGGAGAAGCCCAGGTTCAACCAGGATATTTACGCAGGACCGTTCAGCTCGCGCGAACTCGAGGTTCGAACCGAGTCGCGCATCTACAACGGAGTTACCTATGCATTGCAGCCGTTCATCTTTGGACTTGACAT